ATTCCATCAACATTGTTTACGCTGATGCCTTCGTGCACGCGGTATCTTGTGCCGCCGCCATTGTCGGCATTAGCCTGCGCGACAATATTCTCTATCCGCGTGGGATTATCCATATCGAAGCCCGAAACGTAGCGCAGGCCGTTCGGGATCGGATGAGTAATGATGCTCTGCGAAGGGCTTTGTTTGTAATATATAATCGTGAAGGCCGGCGAAATGGCATAGGTTACGCCGCCCTTGTCGAACAATAGTGCAGGCATCCAATAGGCCGTATTATTCAGTCTGCCGCCAGCTGCGCCCGATCCGTCGTCATCTCCAATCAGTGTTCTCTGCGTGGCCCGTGTGGTTACTGCCGATGGCGTATAATTACCCCAAAACGAGTGCATATGCGAGCCTCCTGGGAAGCCATAATTGCGGATGGGATCGACAGAAAAGTGCCCAAGCATTTCGGAATGAGTGCGGAACTTGGCCTCGCCTTTCGTGCCACCGAAGCCAATGGCAAGTAGCGCGTCAAAAGCAGCCTGCCCCGGTCCAGCCTTTAACCAGCCCGATCTGCTAGGGGTTGGAATATCAGCCGGTTGACTTGCCCAATACGGTGCAAAGCCGCCCGTGGCGGTGCCGTCACCTATTGTCGGCTGTGCGCCGCCCGTTGCATAGGCAATCGGCTGCGGCACATAGGCGGGAACGTCAGGCGGGCGTATCTGGCCAACAAACAGCGGACCTGATGATGGTGTTGCAATGGGCATTATGGGTTGGTTGCTCCTGCGGCTAGTGCGCCGGTGAGGGTGAACCCGCCGCCTGCGCCTTTGTTTGTATGCCATGACGCAACCGCGCCGGAGAGGAACACGGCAGGAGCCGATCCTGTTGGAGTGCTGCCATCAGCGCCAAGGTCAACCGGAGTATCGGCAATATTGAACTTCTGACGGTTCGCCAAAACTGACAGGTCGAGACTTGTAACCGTATTGAGGTAGGGGTCAGCCATATCGCCAATCAGGAAGTTGGTGGCGAGTGTGGATGCGCCCACGCCATAGTCGGGCGTATTATAAGCGATAGTGTCGTTTATCGTAACGGTGAACGCCCCGTCAACATCGGTCACACCGTCAATGTAAAGCTGGGCGCGGCCCGTGGCCAAGTCCCAAGAGGCAAGGATATGGTGCCACGCCGTTGATGTGATAAAGCCTGTAGTGTTTGTGCGAATCTGCAAAATTGCAGATTCGCCCGAATTGCGCCCGTCAACGGTAATTCTGCCACTTGAAGACCGCTCAACCCGCAAGCCGGAACTTATGGACCTGCCCACAATGAATTGCTGCGATGAACCGCCAGCGGCAAACTTGACCCAACCGGAGAACATACCGGCCTTGCCCGCCACAACGCCGGTCAGGGCTGCGCCGCGAGCCAAACGGTCTGCACCGTCGAAGGTGACGCTTTGCGCGGTGTAGGAAACCGGAGCCGCCGTAGTGATTAAGTAGGTATCTGAAACCGTGCCGATGGTCAGCGCAACATTCACGGTATCGCTTGCGGTAGCCGAGGCGGTCCCGCGCACTGCAACAGTATCTCCAGCGGTGAACGTGCCTGCCGTGCTAACCCATAAACCGCCATTTAGACGATACTCTCCGCCTGTGACGGAGATTGACTTGGTTTCGCCGGTATAAAGCCCGCCCGGTGTGAGGGTGTTGCTAGTCGAAACGGCGCTTGCAACTACATCTGTTGCATCGGTGAAGGACAGACCTGTGACCTCGTTGGCAAAGCCAAGCAGGAAGTTCGCGACCGGCCTGTAAATCGGGTGGAGGTAAGTCGCGTGAACGTCCTGCGAGGGATGCACGCCGTCAGGGTAAAACGTGGTATTGGAGCCAGCAGTATCAGTGCCGATTGTCGGGTCGGCGGCGAAGTCAAACACGGCCTCAAAATCAACGCCGCTGCCCGCACGAATAAGCACGTTTGCTGCGTTGCGGCGCGTGTTAAACGCGCCATCAGGCTTCGGTGTGATAGTCCCGACCGCCACTAGCGTTCCAGATGCCCTGAACGGCGCGATATAGGCCACCAGCGCGTCATACCAGTTCTGCACGGTGGGGTAGCGCGTGGTATTACCCACATCGTTCGTCCCGATGAGAACCGTCATCACTTCGGCCTTGAGCGCAAGAGCCGTTGCCTGCCTGTTCAGTAGCGACGGCGAGGTTGCGCTGGTTACTCCGATAGTCGAGCCACCAACCGCCAACTTGTTGTAGTCAACTGCCGGATATGCTGCGTCATACAGGTAGTTGTAGCCATTCGGTCCCGCGCTGGTTAGGCTATCGCCTTCCGTTATCAGGCGGTCGTTGATTGTGCCGACAGCGCCAATATCAGCACCAACCACGTTGGAGAATGTGCCGACCCGTCCGTCATCGGCCATGATGCGCAGGCGAACATTGACCACACCGCTAGGCAAAGCGTCCATAACGGTAAATGCCAGCGCGCCGGTGAAGTCTGCATAGATAATCTGGCGGCGAAGGGTGCGCGGAGTAACTTCTGCACCCGGCCCGTCCGCAAAGTCAGGGATTGCCTCTGTGCCGCCGCCCACTTCGATATACCAGTCGAAGCCGACGACATCATCAGGGATAAGGCCACCTATTGAGAACTTGAGCGGTGCGCCTGCTGCCGATGTCTTGGTGAGTGTTGGCGTTGGGAGGGTGCCGCCCTCCACCACATCCGTCACGCTAATCGTAAAAGTCCGGCTAATCGCAGCATCGACGCCGTTGCTGGCCTGAATGGTCACAGAATGACTGGTGGCAGTTTCGTAATCCAGCGCCGCCGATGTGTTCAGATTGCTGCCGGATACGGCGAATTTCGCATCAGGATCGGCGGTTTTGGTGAACGTATAAACGCCCGTGCCGTCCGATACGGACAGGACACCCACGGTTGAACCGGATAGCGCGCTTTCTAGGATGCTGGAAGCAGATAGTTGGATGGTGGGCGTTCCACTAATGAATGCTTTCACGCCATTACCCAACCAGCGCAGGGTTGATCCGATAATCTCAAATTCAGCCGCATCGGCACCGCCCACGATGATCCACGTCACGCTCTCGTTGGCGGTCAGGGCATGGGCCAGTACCGTGTCTTCGACATTGCTGACTGTGCCGGTGCTGGTGATCGTGGGTGCCATTGTTTAGGGCGCGTGCGTAATCACGGCGCTCGAAAGCCCCACGTTCTGCCCGGTGTTAATTGTCACGTTGTCAAGATTGATGTCGCTGTTGGTAGTGCCCACGGTCAGGCCGGTAATGCCCACCACTGCGCCCGCAGTCTTGACCTGCGCTTTAGCCGCCGTGCCGGTTCCAGAGGCAGCAACAGGGGTTGCATCAAGCACAAGCGTCCAAACTGCGCCCGTTACAGTTCCACCTGCGGCATTAAGTCCAAACGTGACCAACAGATCATCGGTGGCGGTTAGGATTTCCAGCGTCCCGTTTGCGAAGAAATTCAGCTTGGCCGTCATGCTGGCGGTTTTGACTGCGGTTGTATATGTTACTGCCATTGTCTTTCCCTATCCTGAAAAGGCGGACCTATCAGCCTGCCCTTCCTTAACACGCAATTTGCACAACTACTAGGGTTTTGGTTCCGTGCGTGTTTGCACAGCCTTTGCAGCGGCTTCGGTGTCATAGCCGTCTTCGTCGATGTCGAGCAGTTTGGCGCGATCACCTGTGATCGGCTGACCAACACCGTTTGCAATCACGAACTTACCCTTGGTCTTACCCTTGGTCGACTTCATCACGAGCAACTGGTCGTCGGTCGTGGTGGCTGGAGCAGCGGCGTTCTTCGTGTCGTCCATTGGCATGGTCTGAGCGTCACCTGTGGAGAAATTCGGTGCGGATGGTGCTGCGGTGGTCTGGACCTCGCCGCCTGTGCCAGCGTGTGTCACGTTCACATCGCTTGCGCCGCTCTTGGTGTCGTCGGGGGTTGCAGCGCCTTTGTACAGCGACATGGTTTTGTCGCCTTCCTGGTCAGCATCGAAATCTGATTTGTTGACACGGATCGGGTCTTTCCCGCGACCACCGGATATCATCACCGTTTCGGTGCGACCGTGCGAATAACCGAGTGCGATTGACGTGGCAATGAGTGCATAAATACGTTTAGTCATTTTAATTCTCCTGTTTAGGGTGCGAACACCGTATCATGACAACGATCGATGCGCAAAAAATATCCCGCTGGTCTGTATGATTGGACCAGCGGGATATTCAAATCATTGCAACCTCAATGTTTAGCCGAGAACTACAGCAACATGCTCAGGCTTCGATACGTGCTGACCCCATGCCAGACCAATCTCACCGTACATCATGCGATACCCTGGGTATATCGCGATCTCGAAAGTGACACCGCTGCGGGCATCAGTCACAAGGATCGAGTCAACCGCGAGATCGCCGCTGGTCGGCCGAGCAGGTGGCCGCATTGCAACGTGCAGGGCGTCCATGCTGAAACCGACCGTGGCCGCTTCGTAACTGGCCGACCGCGTAATTGCGGTTGCAGCAGCAGGGATCGCTTCACGCAGACCGGGAGCAGCGAGCGTGATGGTGCCACCGGCGGTACCCACTGCAAGCACATACTTGTTCAGATCGCCGGCAAACGTAACCACGTCACCAGCGAGGAAAGTACCGGTGCCACCTGTAACGGTGATGACCGTAGCACCTACTGCATAACCAGCGGCATTGGTGGTCGAACCCGCAGCCGTGCCCGCCGTGTGAGCGTATGGCTGACCGGTTTCCTTGACCGAGAAGCCGTAGATGTCGAGCAGTTCACCCTGACGCAATGTCATCTGCGAACCGGCTTCGTTCACCTTCGACAGGTTGTGGATGGTACGAAGGTTGGCACCCGCGCTGCTGCTGAGGATCGCGGACCGCATCGACGCAGGTGCGCCGTTGTCGTCCAGAATCTTACGCAGTTGTGCGAGTTCGGTCAGTTTGTCAGCAGCATACGGCGTGGTGCCAGCGGTGCCGTAAGCACGCGAGGCATTGGTAGCCGCTTCCGTGGAAATATCGACTTCAACCATGTTGGCGAGAGTACGGAAACCCTGCGCGAGGATCATGGCCTGTGCCGAAAGGAAGTTCGGGCCAGTCGACGCATTCAGAGCGCGCTGTTCCTCACCAGTGAAATTCCACTTGACTGCTTTCGCCTTGGTAATCGACATCACACCGGTTCCGAACGCATTGTCATAACCACTCGGAGGCGTCATCGCCGGAACGATGTCAGTTGCTTCCTGTGGTGGTGCGATTGGGTAGGTGATGGTCTGACCAACAGCGGCACGTTCAACACCGGCTTCGCGCATGGCGGACGGAATGAAACCGACCATCTCACGACTAACCACGTCAAGCGCAGCAAAAATGTCGCCCATGATTGGGGAAAGGGTGTTGGCATACGCTGGCAGGTAGCCGATTACCGGTGCGCTGCGCGTAAGCAGAATCTGCTTCATATTGGACATGGTGTGCCTCTTTGGTTCGAGATGGTGAGGAATGGTCCGTTCATCTCGAACTGCGACACTGGTGCCCGATCATCACGATCTGCGGCATTGCGGTAGGTGTAACTCATGGTGTGTGTGATAGTCAACCAAAAATACACAACAAGGCCGGGGAGCCACAACGACAACACCCCGGCCTTGGATCAACTCGCGCAAACCCCAACGCGAGGATTTCTGTTAGTCGACGATTTCAATCTCGCCCTTGGCGAGTTTCTGACCGACCGATGATTGCTCACCTGGTGTCAGAGCGTCGAAATCAGCGCGCTTCATGCGGTTGCTGCCACCACGGCCACCACCACCACCCTGTGACCCGCTGCCGCTCGCGTCAGGTGCCTTGAGCCATACGTCCTTGTCGGACCGTGACTCGATGTAATTTTGGAACGCTTCATCGACAGTGGCGATCTCACCATGCTTGTTCAGCAGTGGATCACCTGTGTTGGTCTTGGGTACAACACGATCCTTTTCGGCGTCGTATTCGAAACGATCACGGAACGTCGCGCGCACTACGTCTTCGGGTAGTGCGACACGCTGTTTAAGGAAATCCGACGAATTGAATGCGTTGTCGAGTGCCAGTTTTTCGATACGCTTTTCCGCTGCGGACAATTTGCTATCGCGTTCGGTCAAATCCCTCTGGAACTGATCGGTGAGTTGCGACTTGACCTTATCGATCTCACCCTTGTTCACCAGTTCGTCCAGATCGACATCTTTCATCTTCGCAACTGCTGCACGCGCTGCTGCCGGATCGAGATCACCAAACGCATCGAGTTTCTTTTCTGCGTCGTTTGCGCGTTGCCGGTGCTGTTGCGCTTCGGTGTTCACTCGGTTGACGTAACCTGGTGCGAGCGGCTTTTCTGCCCCGTCTGCGTCGATGTAGATCGGGTTGCCGTCATTGTCTGTGAGCAAACCACCTGCCTCATCCTTTTTCCATCCGCCTTTCGGTTCGTATCCGATGGCAAAAGTGGCGGCGGTAGTCAGCAGAAGCATAGAGCGAATACGCATGGGTGTGGTTCCTTCGTTGAATTCTATCGGTGGCTTACCGCATGGTAGGTGTGATGGTCAAGGGGTTGTTACACCCTCGACACCCAACAACCGAAAAGAGTGCCGCCGCTGCGTAAATCATTCTCCCATCGAATCGCGCGGCAGTTCATTGAGTAACCGCAGTGTCTCACGCTCATTGGTGAAATTCGAAGACAGCACGCCGCGCCGCTGCATTTCCTCATGGAGCGTCTGTGTGCTGATCGCACTGCGCTCGTGCATACCGATCAGTGCGTCGATGTCCTCACCTTCCATCCAGTCGTCGAACTCAGCGAAAACATGGATGGTTGGGTCATACCGCTCCTGCATCCACTTGGCGGTCAGCAGCAGCGCGTTCTCAAGGGTATCACCAAGCATGTAAGCCCATGCTTTGACCGCGCTCTTGGCCTTGCCAGCGGCCACAGCAGCCGTGATAACCGTGATGTTGCTGGATGACGCTGTGAGCGGCTGACGACCGAGTTCACGCAGGTTCTGGATCGTCTTGCCGACCCGTTCCTCCAGGAACTTGAGGATTTCGCTGCTCGGCTCGATCCATTCCCACCTGCCAGCCGGTCCACCATCGGCGCGCGGCGGGGACCAAAGCACCTTGCTCGGGCCGACCAGCAGTTTCCCTACCGGTTTGCCATCCGGCCCCTTTGGTTGCTCAATCCCGTTGCCAGCAAGCATGGAATAGGCGCTCATCGTGGCTTTGTATTCGAGTTCTGTTTCCTGCTTGAA